GTTTTCTGTCAATTCATATTTATTAATATCAACTATCTCTATGAACCTTTAAAGCCTGTCTGATTAACCTACTAATAATCTTGATTTCATTAACTAAATAAAGAACAAACCTTACTATCCTATTATAAGTCTTTTTCATTCTCTTTATTATGTCTCTTATAAGGTCTTTATATATCTATTATGTATTAATAAGTAATTGATCTTAATTGGTCCATTTTTAAGAAGATTTACCCCGAAATTAGATTATATTATTATTGTATATATTTGTTACAATTTGCAATTAAATGCTTGTATTGTGATTTAAATTGTGATCTATTGATAATTGAAAGTGAGAAATATAACATGAACTTAACAATAGAACTTAAAACAGTATACGGAAATGACTACGTTTATCCTATATGCAACAAGGCAATTAAATTATGTCAACTTACTAAACAAAAGACATTCAGCAAGTTCGCTATTAATAAACTTAAAGAGCTTGGATATACATTTACACAAAAAGAAATGAGTCTTTAACATGAACAAAAATATTATTAATCATATTGGAACAAGTAAAGATTTTAAATACTACATAATAAAAGATAGTTTAATAATCGAGCATAGAGAAGAAAGCCAACTTTCTATGAATTTATTATTAAAACAAAATCAAATATTAGATTTTAATTCTTTACCTGAAAATTGTAATGAATTTAATTATAATTTTCCGACTCAAATAATTGATTTTATTAATAATGATGAGCAATTATCATTTTCAAAGGAATTTGAAGAAGAAAATTTATAACTATTAATATTATCGGTAAGCCCTAGTAAAAGGGCTTATCCATACTATTAAGTATGAAAGAGAAAGTGAGAAATAAAACATGAATAAAAAAGAACAAGAGAAACAAGAAGCATTAAAAAGACTACAAGAAGTATTTAAAAAAGGAGATACTTTATACACTCAATTAGAACACGTTTCAAAAAGTGGTATGATGAGACACATTAAAGTAAGGCAATTAAAAAATGATAGACCACTTGATTGGACTTACTTAGTCTCTAAAGCTCTTGAATGGAATATGTCAGATAAAACTTACGCAATAAAAGTTAGTGGTTGTGGCATGGACATGGGTTTCCACCTTATCTATACATTATCAAGAGTGCTTTTTAATGATGGTTATGCAATAAAACAGAAATGGCTATAATGTACGCAGAAATAACAAAACAAACATTTTATAGTTTAGTTAATGAAAATGTAAAATGTAGTCATGTCAAAGAAGAAGAACACGCAATAAAACACTATTATAATATTGATGATACTTATTTATTAAAAATTGGTAATTATCTTTCATGTACTACTCAATATTATATTAGGGATATAAACGCATGAAGTTAACGCAACAAGAACTAAAAGAGATTGTTAGGAATATGGACAAAGGTAAAAGCGTACAATTCCGTCATAGCTCTCTAAAAGAATACCAATCATATGTTAAACAAATACGAAGTTATTTAATACAAATTGGTAAAAAACAAGATCCATTCTTTCTATAATATTAACTAAAGGCACATTTGATGCCTTTACTTACTATTATAAAAGTAAGGAAAGTGAGAAAAAAATGACTATACAAGGAACAAACGGAATAGATTTAATCTTATTAAGTCTGTTTTTTTATATCTCTTATAGGCTTATTAAAAGAGCTATTAGAGAAGATAATCAAGAACGTATCAACAATATTAAAGTTTATGATTATAGAAAGGTAAATAATAATGAATAAAGAAAAATATGAAAATAAACTTATGGAAGATATTAGCGAACAATTTACTGATATATCATTAGATGACTTTCAAAATCTTTTACAAGATAATGGATTTAATCAAGTTAATTCTGATATAGATGTAGCATTTGCATCTTTAATGCAAGATATATTTAATAAAAAGAGGTTAATGAATGATTACTAAATATATCAATATTGATTTTGTAAAATCAAATAATGATTGTGAAGATTGCGATCATTTTAATGACTATGTTTGTTTTAATTGTGAAAATGAACAAGTTAAAACATTATATCCAAATGCTAAATATTTTCCCTCATTTTATGATTGCGAGAGATATAAAGAGGTAAATAATAATGCTTAATAACTACGAAATTGTTGAATGTCAAAAATGTGATAATCGTTTTATTTCATACGATTATGAAGAAGAGCATATAGTTTGTAAGCATTGTTATAATAAAGATAGAATGGAAACAGTTTTTTTATCTTACGATCATTTTAGTGAGTGTGATTGTAATCAATGCGAAGAAATTAAAAAAGAGGTAAATAATAATGCTTAAATATGAAAATATAAAAGTTATAAGAACTGATATAAAAAATGGTACTTATGATAACAAAAAAAACAAATATGTTGATTTTAAAAAACCAAAAATAACAACAAAAACACTTGAATTAAATGATAGTTGTTATGATCTTGGTGAACTTTATTCAATGTTAAAACATCATGCTGAACAAAATATTTATTGTGATGAATTAAAAGTTGAGTTTAAAATTAATATAGAATTTTAAATAATCTAATTTTAGGCAATCTTTAAAAGGTTGCCTATTTCTGCCATTCTATTTTAAATTCTTGTCCTTTTGAGTCGCTTATGCTCATTGTTTGCTTTTCAGATCCCCAAACATGATTTTGAAGTTTAGAATTTTTATGATGGTAATTTTTTTGTATTAATTCGATTAATTTAACTTCGGTCATGGTCAATTTTTTAGCTTGTGCTTTTTGATAAGCATCTTCTAGCATTTTATCTAACTTTTCATGGTTAAAAGTGATTTGATCGCTTTGAGCTATCCTATATAATTGTTGATAATTCTTCTCATTTAACCATTTTCTTAAAGTGGTCCAAGATACATTAAGCTCTTTTACAGCTTCTCTTGTAGTCGTGCCAACTGCCACAAGTTCCATAAGTCTTGCCATAATACTTTGCTTATATTTGGCAGGTCTATTGCCTTGTTTATTAGTGGTAACTTCTGTTAATTTCTGTGTCATTTGTTATTTTCATATTTTCTATAAAATCATAAATTTGATCTTCAGTTTCAAACTTTTTAAAAACCATTATTAAACTTGGGTATTCATCACCATCATTTACAATAAAAAATTGGCAGTCATTTGTATTCTCTTGTAATAATACATAGTCGGAGATATTTTGTAGCTTGATCTTGGGTGATTTCTTTTTTTGCTTTAATTTTGTCATGTAATTTTTTTATATAGCTTGGGTTTTTATCTGCTAATTCACAAATATCAAAAAATGAGTGTGTTTTAATCCATTCTTGAGCATTTTTGTAGATTTTTTCTTTTTTGTAATTTCCTGTAGGTAAAACAAAATTTAAACTATCTAAAACAAGACGAACTAAACAAGACTCCCATAGCTTTTTGCATGGATCTATCATAATAAATTTTTGGAATTTTTAGTCGGAAATTTCGACTATACAAATTTATAACATAATGCGATTCATCTAGTCAAATTCATAAAAATACAAAATTAAACAAATTTTAACAAAAAAAAGGAAAACCTAAAAATCGTGTCAAGTTTTTTTTTTAAAAAAATTTTAGTATTGAAAATAAATAATTCTATTTTCAAAAATCGTCAAAAACAGGCAAATTTGAAAAATCGAAAAATCGAATATGATATAATGGTATCTGAATTAAATTTTAACGAATTTAATTATGCTCTTTAGGACTGTAAATATGGCTGATGACAGAAAAGGATAATGAAATGATTATACAATCTGTCGGTGTTAATGAGATATCAGAACAATTAAGTTTATCTCAACAATACCAAAAAAAAATGAAAGCTACTTATGGAAAAGTTAATAGACAATTTCCAAAAGAACTTCCATTCATAACTAAAGAAGAAGCCTTCAGAGGCTATAAACTTTTAATTAGTAAATTTGGTAAAAAGAAAGTAAGGAACTTTTCCAATACTAAATGGATTACAAAAAAGTTATTAGCTAGAAGGTCAAAGCCTAGAAGATGTTGGATAAGCCTATCAGGTGATCCTAGTACATTACATAAAGGTTGGAGAAGATTAATCCATGATGTATCTCATAGGATTTATAATTTTAAATATCCAACTTCATATGGTCATCATTCTCAAATACAAGCTGAAATTGAACTTGAGATTGGTCAGTATGTTTTAGATCAAGGTTGGTTAGAAGGTAAATTAAAACCAAAACTAAAACCAACTCCAACTAAAGATGAAAAGATAGCTAAGAAAATTAGTAATCTTGAGAAACTTCTTAGTAGGTGGGAATCTAAACAAAAAACTGCTCACACCTACATTAAGAAGTATAAGACTAGACTAAAACGATTAAATAAATAGTCATTAAGCCATATTACAGTCTTAAAGCCCTGAGAAAGTGAGAACCAAATCAGGGCTAGTTGACATTAAAGTAGTCAGCTAAATTATCAAGACATTCTCTTAAATAATCCATATTTTTTCTACC